AAAATTTCTGCTTTAGAAAAGTGGAGATGGATGATGATGGGCGCGGGCATAGTGATAGGATCACTTGGATTTGAGACAATAGCTAAATTGTTAAAATAAAAAAAGAGACTTAGGTCTCTTTTTTTGTAAGTGCGTTTAATTTTTCTTGTACAACATCAAAGTTGACTGTGCTAAATAATCCCGGATGTAATGGTTTGGGATATTGTCCTTCACCTACCCAAGCATAACCACAATGTTCATCATTTAATTTGGGAATGAATTCTTCTAGTATTTCACAAAAGAATGTATGGTATGTAAAAGTGTGATTTACAAATTTCTGTATGGGCACTAACTTAGCGCCAATCGGAAAATGACCAAGTTCCTCTAAGCACTCACGTTCAATCCCCTCAAGCAACGTTTCATTGTCTTCTATTTTGCCACCCGGAATTCCCCAATTACCCGGATTCTTGGTATCTGTTCTCAACAAATATAGATATCGGTTAGTATTAGCGCAGTAGAAGAATACGCCGGCAGATGTGTTACTCATACTATCATTTATCTATTTTAGATAACAATAGAATAATCTCCCTGGTCATACCATCCTTCGTATGATTTCATCCACATAGAGTCAGTGAATCTATACTGTACGTTTGTCGTCAAGTTTGTGACGTATTCTATATCGGTTGCATCTTGACTATCAAATACAACACTCCAAGAATTAGATCCAGTACTATATTCAATTATATCATTAGCATTAGCAACCAAGTCACCCCATGCTACTGTAGAATCGCCTTCTGATCCAATAGACTCTACTATCAAATATCTACGACCATTGACTGGTCCAGGCAATCCTGCATTGGGACCAACTAATAATGGATTGATAACGCTATCTACCGGGTCTAATGTATTCTGCGGTAGTGTATCCGGGTCAATGCTAAAAATTAACAATCTATCATCTACTGGATCAGGAACAATAGTACCTACGATTTCAGTAGTCATAAATGGATTTTGCAACCATATCTGACTAATGCCTGGTTTGATAGTACCGTATACGTTTAACAAACTAGTCCAATATAGACTTGTGTTAGGTGCAGCGGGCAATTCTAAGTCCTCATTCGGTGGATTGAATGCTTCATTTGCAGGTAATAACTGTAGACTGTTGCCAATCAACAATAATTTGTATCCGTATGGTGTAATCTTCTGACGAGTACCTAACAATAAATCATCATCTTGAATATCATCAAGTGCTTTTCCTTTGTAGATACTAGCAATAATCTTTTCAATAACACCCATCTTCTTCAATTTACTAGATGTGCTTAACCAGATAGGTATGTAAAATTTCCAAGACATTACATCAATTGGATTTCCTGTACCCTGTGGTATTGTACGGCTAGTAAAAGTAAGACCATCTTGGTATACGACAGACAATGATGTCCAATCAATGAAGTTGTCCGTGCTTTGAATCTCTAGTGAAGGGTTGAACAATGTACCTAGTTGCTCAATCAACTCTAGTTTTTGATTATAGTTAGTAGTCCAAAAGTCAACTGTCAATCGCAATGTGTAGGGTACTGGCATCAATCTTTCAATTGTAAATGCTTGTCCTTGAACTTGCTCGTACTGTTGGGTATCTGGATTGTATGAACGTTGGCGCACGTTAATTCTGTCCACAAATGTAGGATCTTGCGTTCTACGCTGGTCATACTCTAACGCAGTGATATAATACGTTATCATCGGCGCACTTGGTAAATTACTTGCACTGTTGTTGGCTAAAATAGTTGAAGCCTGGCGACTACTATCACCGTACATAACAGGCACACGAACTAAAATATCATTTCCCGCCGGATCTTTTCCTTTAGTTACTTGCCAGTTACTAAAAATTCTTGCAAACTGTAGTAAGAATCTGCGAATTTGATTGTCGTAGAAAAATTGTGCCATTATAAATTAGTTCTCGGTGGTATAGCATCAGGCGTTAACTGTAATATGCTTGACAATGGTTGAGACTGTGGTACTGTTGTTCCACTAGTCAATACTGTCTCTTGTTCATTATTTATGAAGCCGGACAACTGCGAAGTATTTAATGCGTTAAAGCTTGTATCTGTTCTAACGTTCTCAGAAATACGAACCCAAAGTTTACCGTCCCAACGATATAACAGTTGCGGGAAGTAATCAGTGCGTAAGAAATAGTCACCAACTTGTGGGTTCTGTGGGAATGCAATTCCAGCGCCAGTTGGGAATCCATTGGGTGCTGTGCCGTCACCTGATAAGTAACCTGTTGTGTATCCAAATGTTCGAGGACTTGAACGTGCAATGTATTGATACGCAGGATCACAGTCTGCTCTAAAGTCCATTTGTGTAGACACAGTACCGGTAAAACCCGGTAATTCAGGGTTCTGGTCTGCTGTTGCATATGTGTTGTCAGCAGTACCGTACGGTCCAGTGATAACGCCCAATGATTGAGCAACTAGTATACGATCACCTTGTAGAGGACCTGATCCATTACCAATAGCTTCTGGTGCAAGCTCCATGCTTTCTAAACTCATTTGCACAAACGCATCAATTGGATCTACTGAGAAGTCAGCATCAGCCGTCATATCCCAAATGCTTTTTATAGCTTCTTTTGGTATACGAATGACAGGACTTGGATTTTTGTACTTAGGGTTGCGCATCATAGCAACTGTACCAGTGACTGTAATAGGGGCCCCGTTTGAATTTGTGTTTACATTTACCGGAGGTGCAGGTTGATTATTCTTACCAGACAATGTATTGTTAGTTGAGAATTCACCGTATGTAGGAACAATATATAATTTACTACGGTCGTAACCTGCTTTAGGTAGATTACGTTTTGCTTCTTCTAAGTTAGCATTATTAATGTCAATGTTTTTATTATACGTAGATAATATATCTCTTAAATCTTGTGCAGTATCTAACTGCCAATATGTTTCATCGGGTGGATATGTACCTGCAGGCACTTCAATTTTAGAGATATAATTTTTATCACCATAGCTGATAGAATATCCTGCAGGATATACTTTATCTTTATCCCATAAGCCTAAATAATTATCTTGATTAATAGGTTCATTAAGAATCTGACTAAACTCTTGACTATCAACTAACGGTTCACATTTAATACGCCATAAATGAGGAAACCAAGTTGGACTAAAACCTTCACTTGCATAGTTCCCGTCAGTTACTTGATAGAATCTTTTTAATGCAACTGGTATAGTTTCTTTTAATGGATTGTAATCTAACAAGTGTGGTAATTCAATAACATCACCTACCATTAACTTACGACCCACTAAGTCAATCATATCATTATAATGAACGGTAATAAAGATAATGTCGTTATTTAAGAACAATCCAAACTGACTTAAATCAAAGTCTAAATTCTGTACATTGTAATGTCCACGTAATCTAAATACGTTTGGATCATATGTTCTATCTCTATTCTCTAGAAATAACAAATCTTGTATATTAGTAGGATTTAATTCAGCGTATTCAGGTTGTGTATAATCGTTACTAGGGCCCTGATTAGTAGGGCCCATATATTTATGGACATACAGGTCGGTAGCACCCGCAGTAAACATTTGCGAAATGGTTTTATCAAAGAATCGGTAATCGTTTGATTTTACTGGGTGGTAAAGTGATAATCTTGGCATATAGTTATTTATCGCTAATTCCAGAACAGATAGTATGCATTACCGTAAAGTTGACATTAAATAGAGGATGTGTTATACTTATAAAACATTGTAACTTAGGAGCAAAGATTGGCTACACGTAAAAAGAACTCAGAAGACCATTCTCAGGTTAAAGCACTCAATCCACGTGACGTAGATGTGCAGTATTACGGGGATGAACCTCTATTCGTTGTTCAACCTGATCCCGATCAGCGCCGGGTAACATTGATGCGTTCTTTCACTTGGTATAATCGTTTCTACGGAAAGAAAGATGCCAAAGAACTCATGGCTCAGTATCTTGACCTTAACAGCAGACCTGCTGACGCAAAGATTATGCGCAAAATTCATGAAAATGAGTTTTTGATGACACTGTGCTGGTTGGCACGTATGCGATTGCGTGGGCTAGAGTTGGATGCACATGAAGAATTGACCCTTGCTAATGAAATCAGCCGACTCTTGAAAATTGTACATGCCCCTGAGGTAGTAAAAGTAGAAGTTGAAGTTTCTACTCGCCCTAATATTCAAGACATTTTGCGTGAAAAAGCAAAAGATGCCGCAGGTGAGTTGGAAGCAGTGTTTGATGAATTCGTAACTGACGGTAAGACAAAAGCTAAAACGATGGATCTTGTTTCCAAATTCAATGTTATGCCACAGCATATCAGTTTGATTACTGAGATTTGGAAGCGAAAGCAAACAGAATTTGCTGACCTACAAGAGGGCAAAGATAAACAATTGATTGAGGGCTATAGTCACCTCACAAAAATTCAAGTAAGAAACATTGTCAAATTTATTGAACAAGTATTGACAGACTTGAATGCATACATTTCGGTCAAGAAAGCAAGCAAAGCCCCTCGTCAACGTAAGGCTGTGCCTGTTGAAAAGATTGTGGCTAAACTCAAGTACTTGAAAACATTCAAAGATACAGCCAGTAAACTTGACTTGGTGTCTATCAGTC